AAGAAGTTTGGTGTGGCGGCTACGGCCGCGGCCAAGACCGCTGTGGTCGCTGTCGGTGCTATCACCGCTCTGTCGATTCGTGAGTTCGCGAAGTTCGATGCGGCCTTGAACAAGTCCATCGCCATCATGGGCGACGTGTCGGAGGCGATGCGGACTGATATGTCTGACGCGGCCCGTGAGGTTGCGAAGGCGACAACGTTCTCCGCTGAGCAAGCGGCCGAGTCATTCTTCTTCCTCGCCAGTGCCGGTCTTGACGCCGCCGCTTCTGTCAAGGCGATGCCAACGGTGGCCAAGTTCGCCCAGGCTGGAATGTTCGACATGGCCCTGGCGACGGACCTTCTGACAGACGCTCAGAGCGCTCTGGGCTTGACCATCCGTGATGACGCGGTCAAGAACATGGAGAACATGGTTCGCGTCTCTGACGTGCTTGTGAAGGCCAACACGCTGGCCAACGCGACGGTCCAACAATTCTCTGAGGCACTGACCAATAAGGCTGGTGCGGCGCTCAAGATTGTCAACAAGGACATCGAGGAAGGTGTCGCTGTTCTGGCGGCCTTCGCTGACCAAGGTATCAAGGGCGCTGACGCTGGTACCAAGTTCGGCATCGTGATGAGGGACCTTCAGACGAAGGCTCTCGCTAACGCTGGCGCGTTCGCCGCCATGAACATCGCTGTCTTTGACGCCGAAGGCAACATGAACAACCTTGGTGACATCGTTGGTGATGTCGAGCGTGCCTTGGATGGGATGTCTGACGCTCAGGCCAAGGCAACACTTTTGAATCTTGGGTTCGCTGACAAGTCCGTCTCCGCTCTCCAGGCTTTGCTTGGTTCTTCTGAAGCCATCAAGCAATACGAGACGGACCTCCGTAATGCGGCTGGTACGACTCAGGAAATATCTGAGAAGCAACTCGAGACTCTCATCTCGCAGTTCGACCTTCTGAAGTCCTCGGTCGCGGATGTGGCTTTGGAGATTGGTGAAGGCTTTGAGCCGGCTCTCATGACCCTGGCGAAGGACTTGAGAGAGCTGGTCGAGAATCAAGGTCCAGAGTTCGCCGCACTCTTCGGCGACGTCGACGAAGCTATGAAGCCACTCATCGAGAACACACCAGCGCTCATGGAGTCGCTCGTCTTCCCATTGACGAAGTTCTTGGTAGACCTGTTCCTCATCTTCATGGACATCGTCAACGCGGCGCTTCCACCACTCATCGACCTGCTCGATATGCTGGCACCAATCTTCACCGATATTCTGCCGGTCTTGAGAGAGCTCATTGAGCCGCTCATGGAACCCCTGGCCGATGTGCTTCAAGTCCTCGCCGACAACCTTGGCCCCTTGGTCGACACTCTCGTCCCTGCCCTCGTCAACATTCTGGAGGTGCTTGGTGAGCCGCTGGTCGATATCCTGATTATCTTCCTGAGACTCATCGAGATTGCTCTTCCGCCATTCATATTCTTGCTCGAGTTACTGATTCCCATCATCGAGTTCGTCGCTCTTCTGATTGGTGTCATCCTCTCGCAAGCCCTGAACATATTCGGTGATGACCTTGGGAACACGGCTGACCGTCTCAGTCGATTCGCTGATGGCTTCCGGTTGACCTGGTACAACATTCAGGTCTTCCTCACTGACGCAATCAACAAGATGCTCGGAGATGTCGAGAACTTCTTGAATGGTTTCGTGCGAATGATAAATGACACGAACGCTGACCTCGGTCTTAACTTGAGGGTCAACGAGGTTAGCTTCACTCGCTTAGCCGCGCCAGCGATTCCGATGCTTCGTGACACCGGCATGAAGTTCCCTCAAGTCGACACCAGGGGAATCACTGACGTTGCTTCTCGTCGGATGCCTGAGCCACTCAGGGGAGCTGGTATGCTCACCAATCCCAGAGGATTCGCTGACCTCGGAATCATTGACCGGCTGGGCGCTCCTGGCGGGTTCATTCCAAGCCCTCTACCAAACCAGAATGTCAGCTACAATGTCTACCTCGAGAACAATGGACTCGGTGGAATCAGGCAGAGCGAAGACCTTATTCGCGCTCTCCGCCGTGATGAGCGCTTGAATGGTCCGCTCTACGCTGGTGGTATCACCGGATGACGACTACCGTCGAGATTGAGGTTGTCGAGGGATTCATCCTTGACGACCCCGTCGCTGGTGTCCTCGACAATGTCCAGTACACCTTGAGCGGTGAATTGTATGAGGACATCTCGGGGTCGATGATTGGTGTGGAGACGGCTCGCGGGAAGAACTACGACCTGGACCGTTACTCAGCTGGTCAAGCGAGAATCATTCTCAATAACGAGACGAGGAAGTTCGACCCGAACTACTCTGCCGGACCACTGTTCGGTCAGATTGTGCCGCGCCGTCGACTCCGGATTGCGAAGGATGGGGTTCGTGTCTTCACGGGAATCATCGACGACTGGAACTTCGACTATGCTCCCTCGAATACGTCACGCGCTGAGATTGTTGCTTCCGACGAGTTGACATTCTTGGCTCGTTCGACGACGACCGCTGGGACGGCGACACCTCAGTTGACGGGTGCTCGAGTGAACGCCATCCTGGACCAGTCCTCGGTGAACTGGCCGACCGGTCAACGAAACATCGACGTCGGTGAATCATCTCTGGGAGCTGACATCATCGAGGGCGGCAACGCTCTGGACTATCTCAAGGCTGTGGCCGAGTCTGAGCAGGGTGCGCTCTTCATCGCTAAGAACGGTGACCTTCAATTCCGGTCGAGATTGGACTTCACACCAACGTCCGGAGCGGTCACGGACTTCGCCGATGACGGTACGGGAATCCCGTACTCGAGAGTCAATGTCGAGTACGGTGCGGAGCTCCTCCTGAACACGGTCACGGTCGAGACCCCGGTCGGTAACGTCTCCTCAGTGAACCAACGCTCACGGACTTCCTACGGTGTGGTCTCTGACACGTTCACGACTCTTCTGTCGGACATTGACGAGGCCCAGAGGATTGCCGACTGGATTGTGGCGAAGTATGCGGAGCCTGAGTTCCGGTTCTCTGGAATCGAGTTGTCTCTGGACAAGATGACGTCCGGTGAGCGGGCTCAGGTCCTCGGCCTGGAGTTGGGTTCGGTCATCAAGGTCAAGTTCACTCCGAACGGGATTGGTGACCCCATAGAACAATACGGTCAGGTCATCCGGCTGGACCATGAGATTGGCCGCACCACTCATGACATGGTTATTGGTGTGGCTCAGATTGCCAGGACGTTCCTCGTCTTGAATGACTCAGTGTTCGGTACAATGGACACGACGAATGTCTTGGCCCCGTAGGAGGTAATGATGGCTGGAAGTGGCTGGCGCGTATTCGAGGCCGGAGAGGTCTTGACCGCCGCGAACGTCCAGGCGTATCTCCAAGACCAGGTTGTTCAGGTCTACGCTGGCACTGCCGCTCGTGGTTCCGCTTTGGGGACCGCTGTGGCAGAAGGAATGATGAGTTACCTTGCCGACACCGATAGCGTCGAGGTGTTCAGTGGTAGCTCATGGCAGGCCGTGGGCGGCGCTTCGGTAGGATTCGAACAGACGTTCCTCCTCATGGGGGCATAACAAGGAGACAATGAATGGCTAGTAACTACAAGACTCTCGGTCAGCTTGACTTGACCACTTCTTCGCTGACGGACCTCTACACTTGTCCGGCTTCGACTGAGACGGTGGTGTCGACTGTCATCATCGCGAACCGTGCTTCTGCCGCTGACACTTTCCGTCTGGCGATTCGCACCGAAGGGGATGCTATCTCCTCGAAGCACTGGTTGGCATACGATGTGCCCGTGGCCGCAAACGATTCGACAACCCTGACTCTGGGAATCACGATGGAAGCAAGCGATGTCATGTCGGTGGCCGCGGCTGGGACCGCTTCGGAACTTTCCATCAACGCTTTCGGTGCTGAAGTAACCGTCTAAGGGGGTAGCAACTAATGGCTGTTACTTCTATGTCGAGAACTACCCTCACCAGTCTAGGCAAGCGTAACAAAATGTCCCCTGCCACTGGTGGAC